ACATAACATTGTCTACTGCAGAGTGCATAGCTATGAGAATATCAGACGTTATAGAATATTCACCAACAAGAGAGTCATTTATAAAATCATTAGGTAAATTTAATGTTGGTACGTTAGAAGAAATGGCTAGCTTACATTTACATGATTTTGGTATATTCTTAGAACTAGCGCCTGATGAAGAAGAAAAGCAAAGATTAGAAAACAATATACAAGTAGCTTTACAGCAAAACAGTATAAATTTAGAAGACGCTATTGATGTTAGAGAAGTTAGAAATATAAAACTAGCTAATCAATTGCTTAAAATAAGAAGAAAAAAGAAACAAGCTTTAGATCAACAAATAGCTCAACAAAACATACAAGCTCAAGCACAAGCCAACGCTGCTGCTTCTGAAAGAGCTGCTGCTGCTGAAATGCAAAAGCAACAAGCATTAGCGCAAACTGAATCTCAGATGTTACAAGTTAAGTCACAACTTGAAATGCAAAAACTTGAAAGAGAAGCTCAACTTAAAAAAGAGCTTATGGAAATAGAGTTTAACATGAACTTACAGTTAAGACAAGCTGAGTCAAATGTTTTAAAAGAAAGAGAAAAACAAAAAGAAGATCGTAAAGACGAAAGAACTAAGATACAAGCAACTCAACAAAGCGAGTTGATTGATCAAAGAAAAAAAGATAAAGCTCCTAAAAACTTTGAATCTGCTGGATTTGATAATTTAGAAGGTTTTGGCCTAGAACAATTTGAACCTAGGTAATTTACTAATTATATAATATTTTATTATGGCAAACGCTGAAAAACAAGAAGAAGTTCTTCAAGAAGTTAAAACAGAACAAGTAGCTGTTGAACAAAACGTTGAGGAACAAAAACAAGAGGCGCCTAAAGTTCAACACAGAGTTGTTGAAGAAGGCGGAGATTTTAAGATTAAATTAAAAAAGAAAAATGAGCCCGTTCAAGAGCAAAGCACAGATGAGGTTTCTGTACGCGACGAATCCGACGCTGGCAAAGAAGTTTCTGAAGAAAACAAAGAAGAGCAAGCTGAAAAGCCTGCCGAAGAAGCTAAAGAAAAAGAAGAGGTAATACTTCAAGAAGTTTCACAAGAACAATTAGCTGAAGAAGAAAAGCAACAAGAAAATTTAGTTGTAGAGGAACCTACTCCTGAAGTCAAACAAGAACCACAAGTTATAGTTCCAGAAAACTTACAAGATCTAGTTAAGTTTATGGAAGATACAGGTGGTAGTTTGCAAGATTACGCTAGATTAAACGCTGATTATTCAGACATAGATGACAGTGCTCTATTAATGGAGTACTATAAAAATACTAAACCACATTTAAACATGGAAGAAATAAACTTCTTAATTGAAGATAACTTTCAGTTTGATGAGGAAATTGATGAGCCAAGAGATATAAAAAAGAAAAAATTGGCTTTCAAAGAAGAAATTGTAAAAGCTCGAAAGCATCTTACTGGCCTAAAGGATCAGTATTACAAAGAAGTCAAGTTGGGTTCTAAGTTGACCAGCGAGCAGAAAGAGGCGGTAGACTTTTACAATAAATACAAACAAGAACAAACTACTAATAGTGAGATTCAAAAACAACAGCTAGAGCGTTTTCAAAAATCTACTGATAATGTTTTTAACAATAACTTCAAAGGTTTTGATTTTAATGTTGGGGATAAGACTTATAGATATAATGTGAACAATGTTCAAGATGTTAAAGGTTATCAAAGCGACATAAGTAATTTCGTAAGAGAGTTTCTTGACGATAATAATATGATGCAAGATGCAAAAGGATACCACAAAGCTTTGTATGCTGGTAAAAATATCGACAGAATTGTTAAACATTTCTACGATCAAGGTAAAGCAGATGCGATAAAAGAGAGTAGTATTAGTGCTAAAAACATTGATATGTCTCCTAGAAAAACAGCTGCACCTTCTATTGATGCCGGTGGTTTAAAGTTTAAAGTGTTAGATGGTGATAATAGTTCTGGTTTGAAATTTAAAATTAGAAATAAATAACAACTTAAAATTAAAACAAAATGGGATTTAATACGTCTTTAGGATTAGCGGGTTCATACTCTCTATCTCCTATGCCTTCTCCTACTGTAAGTGATCAAAATTATATTGATTTTACATCATCAACTACAGCTGGTTGGGCGCAACAATATCTACCAGAATTGTACGAACAAGAAATCGAAAGATACGGAAATCGTTCAATTAGTGGATTTTTACAAATGGTAGGGGCTGAAATGCCTATGAGTTCTGATCAAGTAATTTGGTCTGAGCAAAACAGATTACATATTGCTTATAGAAATGATGACGTTACTGCTAACTCAACTGTAGTTGTTACTACTGCTTCTTCTGGTCTTTGTACTTTAGGAAGCGCTTTAAGTAACTCTATGAGAGTAGGTAACACAGCGTTAATTACTGATGCTGCAACTGGACTTAAAACTCTTAAGTGCTACGTTTCTGCTGTAAGTAGTCAAACTTTTACACTTAAACCTTATACTCAAGATGAACTTAACTCTGGTGAAGTTACTTTTGCTGATGCTGATAAAGTAAACATATTCGTTTACGGTTCTGAATTTGCTAAAGGTTCTGCTTCTATGTCAGGTGAGCTTAAGCCTCAATTTACTCAGTATAACAACAGACCTTTAATTATTAAAGATCACTTTAAGATTGATGGTTCTGATACTGCTCAAATTGGTTGGGTTGAAACTACTGATGAAAGTGGTGCTTCAGGATATTCTTGGTACTTAAAATCTGCTGGTGAAACTAGAATGAGATTTGAAGATTACCTAGAGTCTATGATGATTGAAGCTGAGCTTACTGAAGCTTCTTCTGGTGTTGCTGACCACGTTAGTAACGTTAATGGTTCTGAAGGTTTATTTGCTGCTGTAACTTCAAGAGGAAATATCTTTGAAGATTTAGCTTCTTTAGCTGACTTCGATTTAGTTCTTAAAAATCTTGATAAGCAAGGAGCAATTGAAGAAAACATGCTTTACGTAAATAGATCATTAGCTCTTACAATCGATGATATGGTTGCTGGGTTAAACTCTAACTACCAAGGTGGTGCTTCTTTTGGAGTATTTTCTAACAGTGCTGATATGGCACTTAATTTAGGTTTCTCTGGGTTTAGAAGAGGTTCTTATGACTTCTATAAGTCTGACTGGAAATACCTAAACGATGCTGCTGGTAGAGGTGGTTTCGGAGATATTTCTGGAATTTTAGTTCCTGCTGGTACTTCTAGTGTTTATGACCAATCACTTGGTAAAAACATTAAAAGACCTTTCTTACATGTAAGATATAGAGCTTCACAAACTGATGACAGAAGAATGAAATCTTGGGTTACTGGTTCTGTTGGATCTGCTTCTTATATTGGAGATGACATCATGGAAGTACACTATTTATCTGAAAGATGTTTAGTAGTACAAGGTGCTAATAACTTTGTTCTATTGAAAGAATCATAGTAGATTAAAATAATAAGGCGGTGTAAAAGCCGCCTTATAATAAACCAAAAACTATAAACTTAAAACTTAAAACATGGAAAAATATTTAATTTTTATTGACGGGGCTGATGATGCAGCAATGTACCCAGCTTCAAGACTGTTAGGTATGACTATTGCATCTGATGCAACGATCTTAATGAAGTTTGAGTCTTCTGTTGGTGGTGGAACTGGAACTGAGCACGATAGTGTTTCAGTTACTTGTACTGCTGATAAAGAACTTAAAGTTTTCAAATCAATTGCTGAGGCAATTAATGGAAACAACTTCAGCCCAAAAGGCTTTGTTGTAGTAGCTGATGATGTTAACGGCGTTTACGTTGACTCTGATATTACGGCTTGTGCTATAACACTTGATTCATAACAGTGAATTATATTAAACCAAAGGCGTCTTTATGGCGCCTTTAGGTTTATTTTTAACTATTTAATTATATTATATTATGGAAGAAACGAAAGTTCAAAAGCCTAAAAAGGCTAAAAAAGAAAAGGTTGAGGTAGTAGAACCTCAAGGCCCTAAATGGGAAATTAAAGACAGAATGTATTTATTAAAAGGTAGAGGTAATCCTCTAACTTATGTTTTACAATCTAAATCTACAAGAAAAAAACCTTTATTATGGTGGGACGAAGAAAAAGGTATTAATAGAGAAATGAGATATGCTAGTAATCAAGAGTCTGTATTTGTTGATGAACAAGATGATAATGCAATACTAGAACATATTATATTTGAAAACGGAGGTTTATTTGTTTCAAAAAGAAACCAAGCGTTACAAAAATTATTATCTTTGTATCACCCTAAAAAAGAATATGCTTACTATGAAAAAGATCAAGTAGCTGAAGCTAAAGAAGATCTTGTAAGTATAGAAACTGAAATGGAAGCTTTAAACACAGCTGTTTCAATTGATATTGATCAAGCTGAAGCAATATTAAGAGTTGAAAAAGGTTCTTCAGTTGATAAAATGAGTTCTGCAGAATTAAAAAGAGATTTATATCTATTTGCAAAAAACAATCCATTGTTATTCTTAGATCTTGTAAATGATGAAAATGTAATACTTAGAAACTTAGCTATTAAAGCTAATGAGATGGGTGTTATAAAATTATCACAAGACCAAAGAAGATTCACTTGGGGCTCAACTGATAGAAAACTAATGGAAGTACCTTTTGACGAAAACCCTTACTCAGCTTTCGCTGCGTGGTTAAAAACAGATGAAGGTGTTGAAGTTTACAAATCAATTCAAAAAAGAATAAACTAACAACTAATGATCACGGCCCTTTAATTAGGGCCGGTGATTATAACAATATATAAAAATGGCAATATCAGTAGATAGAGTATATAGAAAAGTATTAGCTATACTAAATAAAGAATCCAGAGGTTTTTTAACACCAGATGAGTTTTCTAAAATAGCTTCTCAAGCTCAACTTGATTTATTAGATAAAGCTTTTCACGACTACAACAGAGCTGTACTAAGAGAATCAGCTGGTAGAACTGGTGATGGCTATGCTGATATACCTAAAAAAATACAAGATCGTATAGATCCTTTTTACAATGCAGAAACTATTTCACTTACAGGTGGTGTAGGAACTTTACCTACATTTTATAATATTATAAATGTATCTGTAGAAAAAACAATGCTAACAAATATAGAAAGAGTAGAAAAATCAAAACTAAGCTTTTTATTATCTTCACCGTTGACAGCGCCGTCAACAACATTTCCAATATATTATATAACAGGTAGTACTATAACAGTTAATCCTAGTAGTTTTACAAGTGTACGTATGGATTATGTATCAGTGCCTAGTGATCCTGTTTGGAACTCAACAGTTGATGCTAACGGAGCTTTAACGTATGACGATACTGGTTCTACAGATTTTACACTACATCCTTCAAGCGAAGTCGATTTAGTGTTAGAAATACTAAGATATACAGGGGTAGTTATAAAAGATCCTTCTGTTATACAAGGTGCTACAGCAGAAACAACACAAAAAATACAACTAGAAAATTCATAATAAATGGGATTATTAGACAATAGAACACAAGAAACATATTACACTGGTAGTCAGTTATTTTATATTAGTGGTATAGATTCAAACTATCCTGCTTATACATATTCATTAACTAATATACAAACAGAGCATGGTAGTGATTTAGTAGCATCTGACATAAGAGTTTATGTTGAGTCTGGTAATACTGATTTTACTGATAGAGAAGTATTTGATTTTACTGTAGCGGATGGTGTATTAACAATATTAACATCTGGTGAAGCAGGTGGTGATGGTGACCAAGCTTTTGATGAGTTATCTGAATTAAATGCAGATGGTTCTCTTAGAGTTGAATTAATAGATCATGAGTTTGGAGGTTACAGATACTCTTCATTATCAGACGTGGTAAATAGCTTTATGGTTGCTTATGTAGGTAACGGTAAATTAATAAATAGCGTCGCTAAATCTGATGTTTTGTTTCACGCGAAAAGAGGTTTACAAGAGTTTAGCTATGATGTGTTGAAAACTATAAAATCACAAGAAATAGAACTTGGTCCTTCTTTAACGATGCCTATGCCTCAAGATTATGTTAGCTATGTTAAACTATCATACATAGGTACAGACGGTATAAAAAGAATTATATACCCTACTAGGTTAACTATAAATCCTACAGAAGCACCAGCTCAAGATAATAATTACGAGTATTTATTTAATAATGATGGTACATTGTTAAAAACAACTCCTTTGACTAACGAAAGATGGCAAGATTTTGATACGGATAATATAACTGGTAATTTAAATAGAGAGAGTGACTATTTTATAGGTAAAGATAATCATTTAGATGAAAACTTTGGTAGAAGATATGGTTTAGAACCTGAACATCAACAAATAAACGGTTATTTTACTATAGATGAAGCTACAGGTAGCTTTGCTTTTAGCAGTGATTTATCTGGTAAAGTTATTGTTTTAGAATATGTATCAGACAGTTTAGGTACTGATGCTGAGATGAGAGTGCATAAGTTTGCTGAAGAAGCTTTATACAAGCACGTAGCTTTCAATGTTCTAGCAACTAAAAGAAATATTCCAGAATATATAGTTCAAAGGTATAAAAAAGAAAGAAGAGCAGCTTTAAGAAATGCTAAGTTAAGATTATCTAAAATAAATCTTGAGGAAATATCTCAAGTAATGAAAGGGAAAAGTAAACATATAAAAAATTAATATATGCCAAAAATTCAAAATAGCTTTCTAAGAGGTAAAATGAATAAAGACCTTGATGAAAGGCTAGTGCCAAAAGGTGAATATCGCGAGGCACAAAATATATTAATTACACAATCAGAAAACTCTGATGTAGGCGCTGTAGAAAATATACAAGGTAACGCTAAGATTTTAAGTAGTGATTTTTTAAGAGAAGACTCTACTATAGAAACTATTGGTTATTTTGCAGATACTTTAAATAAAAGAGCTTTTTGGTTTGTTACAAATTTTACTGGTGATGATGGTGATATAAGAAATATGTCTAGAGCACAGTCTACTAACACTTGCCGTATAATAATGGGTGATTTAAACGGTTCTGAAACTAGTATCAAGATATTAGTTAGTGGTCATTTTTTAAATTTTAGTAAAGATCAT